GGCCGATTTGGGTATGTTATTCGTCCTGTTATCGGTAAGGACGGATTTAAAAACCAGGAAGAATATAACCAAATCAAGGAGCCGCTGGCTGATTACGGTGAATCCCTGGTTAAGTTACTAAAGAAAATGAAAGCCTTAGTTGACTGCGGCAATATCTTACCGCAAAAAGAACTGACACAAACGACACTGAAAGGAGAATCATAATGACTAATATCGCAAGAAACCCCATTAACGGACAGGTTGACCCGGAAGATGCTGCCGTGTTACTGGCTAATATATCTGCGGATTTAGCACGGGTCCGTGAGGCCGTTTACAGAGATACTGAAATGGACATGGACTGCAAAGACAGAGCGCTTAGTGCCATTGATGCAGCCTTCCGAGACCTCGACAGAGCGTATAGTTATCTCGAAAAGTAGTAGGAGGCATGGCATGACGGCAAAGGAATATCTTGAATACGTTCGCAGTCTAGAGATACGGCTACGAATGAAAGAAGAACGGATCGCTCAGCTTCAGCATGATATATGTAGCCTTCAAGCTCTTGATTACGCTAAAGATAAAATCACCGGCGGTAGCCCCATAGATGTGTCCGATAAGATAGCCCGCCTGGACGAACTTATCCGTGATACTAATCGTGAGTGGGATGAGCTGATAGAAATGCGTGAACAAGCGAATACCCTCATAGCAAAGCTTGAAAGTGCGAAACAACAGGAGGTATTGACCCGTAGATTTTTACAAAATGAGAAATGGGAAGTCATCGCTGTAAAAATGGAGATTACATGGCAAGGTACATGGCAGTTGTTTTATAGAGCCTTGAAAAACTTTCAAAAAATTTTCGAGGGGGTTGATTAAATGTTACCCTCTTGACATGATATGATGTAGAAGTAAAAAGTACGGAAATCCCGTACGCACAATCATTCTGAGTAGTTTTATTTACAGCCGAGGCGACGTCCGTTAGGGCGTCGCTTTTGCATTGTGGACGTGAGCTATTATCTCGAATTTATGGTACTATGGATTCGAGGTGATGAATGTGAAATATGATGCCCTTTCTTTACAGGTAGAACAACAAAAGAAACTAGGTAGAAAAAGTCTAGGCATTGAAGAAGTAGAGTCTATGATTGCGATAGCAAAGGCCGCCCATGAAAAGGAAGCCACAATAACGGTAGCAGAAATTAGTGGTAATGCACACTTAGCAGCGGAACATTTAAAGGCGATGATTGGATTTGCTCAGTCTGCAATAAAAAGCGTTTTATTTATCAATGGTGGATCCGTGATGATGTTTGTCGCATTTCTTGGCAATAATCTTGGCTATTTACTGGAAAATGATTTTTCAATCGTTGTTTATCAGTCGTTATGGAACGCACTGGTTGCTTTTGGGGTGGGGGCCTTTTTTGCTAGTTTGAGTTATGCAATATCTTATTTGGCTCAAGGGTTCTACACGGATGAGTTTGGAAAAATCGCATTCCAGGGTGGAAACGAACAAAAGAGGTTTTCAGCAGGCGATGTTTTAAGATTGACTGCGATAATAACGTGTATATTGGCCTATGCTGCAATGCTTGTCGGAATGTGGTTTTGTGCATCGGGTTTATGGGTTGTAAATTTTCTTCACAAATAATTATTTGATTTCTAAGGACGTCCTAATGGGGCGTCCTTTTTATATGCGTCGTATCAAGGAGAGTCATGGCAAATCAAACGAAAGTACAATGCTGCCGCAGATCCTGCTTAAACAATCATAAAGGTGTTTGCTCTGCTAACGTAATACATATTGGCGGGACAGGTGCATGTAAATGTTTCGTTGCAGCCAAACATGCCATGAACCATTCTAGGTACGGCGCTTCAAGGAGGTGACGATAGCGGTTACATGTTGAATAAGAGACAAGAAAAATTCTGTATCGAGTATCTGGTGGATTTAAATGCGACTCAGGCCGCTATCCGAGCCGGATATAGTAAGTTAACTGCTTATTCAATTGGTTCACGACTGTTGAAAAAAGTTGAAATTAAAAACCGTGTCAAAGAACTACAAGACGAGTTCTTCAAAGACCGAATCATGAGCATCGCAGAAGTCGAGGGTCGACTGGCGGTATTGGCTCGGGGTGAGGTAAAAGAAGAAGTCGTTGTGGTTGAGGGTACAGGAGAAGGATGCAGCCGTGCACGAATTATTAAAAAGTATGTTGACGCCAGGGCCCAGCTAAAGGCCTTAGAGCTTATCGGCAAACGAAACAATTTGTTTAGCGCCGATACAGCTATTGAAGTCAATCCGATTATGATTGTCGGTGGTGATGACGTTGCAGACTAATTACGACGTCGTGAATATTGCCGATATAGTGGGGAAGGGCTACGGTGAGTTTTGGAGGTTTAAAGGCCGATACAAGGTAGTTAAAGGGAGTCGTGCCAGCAAGAAATCATCCACGCAGTCATTACGAGTTATATATGAGATTGTGAGCAATCCTGTTATTAATTGGCTCGTAGTACGTAAGACGGAACGAACACTTCGGGATAGCTGTTTTGCACAACTTAAATGGGCCATGCGAAGGCTGCACGTTGAAAAGTATTTTAGGTGCAGCGTATCGCCGTTAGAGATTACTTATATTCCGACAGGACAGAAAATCCTGTTTAGAGGCCTTGATGATCCGCTGAAAGTTACGTCCATTACCGTTGATTCAGGGTGCTTGTGTAGACTCTGGATTGAGGAAGCGTATGAGATAACAAAAGAGGATGACTTTAACCGACTTGATGAAAGCATTCGTGGGCAATTGCCCGAAGGGATGTATCATCAGGTCGTTTTAACGTTCAATCCTTGGTCTGATAGGCACTGGTTGAAGAAACGGTTCTTCGATACGTCTAATCCGAACGTACTGGCAATGACAACGAATTATCGATGCAACGAGTTCCTAAGCCAATCGGATTTACTCCTGTTTGAAGAAATGAAGAAGAACCCAAGACGCTATGCCGTTGCCGGAGAAGGGGATTGGGGTGTTGTTGATGGGCTTGTATATGAAAACTGGAAGGAACAAGTGTTTGACTGTTCTGAAATCAGGAATCAAGAAGGAGTGGAGGCTGCCTTCGGTTTGGACTTCGGGTATACAACGGATCCTGCTGCGCTATTCTGTTCAGTGGTGAATCAGAAGAATAAAAAAATATATGTGTTCGATGAGTTATATCAAACAGGGCTAACCAATCAGCAATTAGCAAAGCGCATCGAAAGCATGGGGTATGCTAAAGAACGAATAAGAGCCGACGCAGCTGAGCCTAAGAGTATTGAAGAATTGTACCAGGCAGGAATAACCCGAATTGTAAAATCCCGAAAGGGTAAGGACAGTATATTAAATGGGATCCAGAGAATACAAAACTACGAGTTAATAATTCACCCTAGGTGTGTGAACTTCTTACAAGAAATAAGTGTGTATCAATGGGCGAAAGACCGTTTTGACAGATATACGGGGAAGCCGGAAGACAATAACAATCACTTAATGGATGCTATGCGGTATGCCTGTGAAGATATTGGGGTAGAGCGGTTCTCTTTTGATTTGGGGGTATAGAATGTTTTGGACTGACATAATAAATCGGGCGTTGCGTGATAATGCACCGATGAGCAAGCGACAGTTTTTAAGTCGTGAGTTACAAAAGTGGATGAGCAGCAAAGAACGCCGGGACATGATTACCGGCCGAAAATATTACAACGGCGAGCAGGATATATTACGTAAGACTCGAGCCGTAACTGACACAGGCGGCAAAACAGTGGTGCTGGCCAATTTGCCTAACAATAAGATTGTGGACAATCGTTTCGATGACCTTGTTGATCAGAAAGTGAATTACTTACTGGCAAAACCGTTCGTCGTAGAAACGGACGATGAGGACATAAAAGACGTCTTTACGTCGAGTGTACGGCGTAAGCTCAAGAGTGTAGGAAAAGACATGTTGACGGGGGGCGTTGGGTATCTGCATCCGTATATAGACGGACAAGGGCAATTACAGTTTAAGCGCATGAAGCCCGAGCAAGTATTACCGTTTTGGAGTGATGAGGAACGGGAGCGGCTCGATGCCTTTGCATACGTGTACGAAATTGACGTGTATGAGGGAATTATGGACCGCAGAATGACCAAGGTTGAATTTTACGACCGTACGGGCGTTCAGTATTACGTGTATGAAAATGGCAGTCTTGCCGATGACCGAGACCGTGAAAGCACGGCGAATTTCGCCATTGATGACAAGCCGTACAACTGGGATAACGTGCCGCTTATCGCCTTTCGCATGAATGAAGAAGAGCAGCCGTTAATTGCTAAAGTGAAGAGCTTGCAGGATGCACTCAATACGATGCTGTCGAACTACGCCGACAATATGCAGGAAGATATCCGCAGCACTATACTCATTATCAAGAACTACGACGGCACCGAGCTTGACAGCTTTCGGGCTAACCTAGCACAGTACGGAGCAATTAAGGTCCGGACAGTCGACGGGGTAGAAGGTGGCGTGGAAGCTCTTCATATTGAGGTGAACGCAAGTAACTACGAGGTCATTATTAAGTTACTCAAAAAGGCGATAATCGAGAATGGCCGAGGGTTCGATAGTAGAGATGATCGCATGAGTAACAACCCGAATCAAATGAATATAACGTCGATGTATTCGGATATTGACCTCGACGCCAACGAAATGGAAATGGGCATTCGTGAAGGACTCGACCGGATGTTATGGTTTGTCAATACCTATAGGAGCTTAAGCGGCAAAAAGGCTGTTAAGGATATCGATTTTACGTTTAATCGTGATTTGCCGATGAACGAGGGCGATATTATTACGAATTGCCGCAACTCCGTAGGCGTTATCAGCAATGAAACCATTCTCACTAATCACCCGTGGGTAAAAGATGTGGCCGAAGAAATGAAGCAGTTAGAGGCCGAAAAGGCGACAAACGAACCCGATTATATAGGTGATGGCCATGCCAAGTAATTACTGGGCGAAGCGGTATGAAGACGAATCCGAACGAGCCTTTGGGCTTGGTAAGATGACAAGTCGAAACTTGCGGAAACAGGCCGATATAATCATCAGGCGCATGGAGAAGAACGTAAACGACTGGTATCAGCGGTATGCCGATGAGAACGGTATAAGCCTTGCCGATGCTCGTAAAGAGTTAAATGCGAGGGAGTTAAAGGCCTTCAAGATGACGCTTGAAGAATATCGCCGACAGGCCGAGCAAGAGGGGCTATCGGATGAGTATAAGCAAATGTTAAAACAGGCGTCTATACGCAAGCGGCTCGACCGTGAGCAGGAGTTATATATCAACACAGTTCACGAGCTTGAACGGTGGGCAAAGACTCAAGACGCTGATATATCGGATCTACTGAATAAGGTATATGAAAGTACGAATTATCGTACTGCACATTTAACGCAGACAATGAAGGGGGAGTATGGAAAATATGGCCAAGTAGATCCGAACACTGTACAACGCATTATTCATTCTCCGTGGGCTCCTGACGGAAAAGATTTCTCCGAACGTATATGGGATAACCGCAAAAAGCTGGCTAAGACAATGCAAAGCGAATTTACACAGGCGATGATAATAGGCCAAGGCACGGCCGATATATCAAAGGCCATTGTGAAAAACATGAACACGTCGTATAGCAATGCCAACAGACTGGTCGAAACGGAGCTCGCACGGGTACATTCGCAAGCGTTTATGGACTGCATGGCCGAACTTGACGTTGACGCTGTGGAGATATTGGCCACACTCGATAGCAAGACAAGCCCTATCTGCCGTCGTATGGACGGTAAGATCGTACAACGTAAGGATGCAAAACCCGGC